GGTTTACTGGTTATCGACGGAAAGAATCGGAAAGATGATCAGTGAACCGCCTCTTAATAGGTAAGGGAGACGCAAGGCGAATCGCTCGCTCGCCAGGCCACTGGCAAAGACGACTCCTGAAACCGCCCGCCACGGTCCGCCCTGGCCGGCAGCTCTCACCAACGGCCGTGGCAGATCATCCCCGCCCGGCTGTTGAACTTGTTCGCTGTCACTACGTTTCGAGGTCCCGCGAGTCTTTGCGAACTAGGACCCACAAGCCTCGAAGTTGGGTGACGCACTAATCTCATGCCTCGCCGCCTAGTCATCAACGTCCCGCGCAGCTGGACACGCAAGCGCAACCGACGCGAGCTGACTGCTCGTCTAGCGGAGTTTGACGACCGGTTGGTGATGGTGGGACGTCAGATGGCAAATGACAGCGACGTAGCGACAGAACGGAACGGCCGTGAAGACGGAACAAATCAGCACGGCTAAGCACGACGAGATACTCGATAGACGCGCGAAGGTTTGGGAGATGCGGGTCGGTGGAATGACGGTGCGAGAGATTGCGACCGACTTGGGCGTCGGCGTTGCAACGATTCAGCGTGACCTCGATGCGGTTCGTGAAGAGCTTGACGAGTCTACCAAGTTTCACGCCGAGACCGACCGAGCTATTGCAGCAGCAAGGCTCGACAAGGTGGCGCGCAAGCTAATCGCCGGGATCGAAATGGTCGACGTGCCAGACCTGCCTTCGGTAGCTAACGCGCTAGCTAAGATAGAGGACAGGCGAGCAAAGCTCCTAGGTCTTGACGCGGCAACAAAGACAGAATTAACCGGGGCAGATGGCGGCCCGTTGAAGGTCGACGCTCGTGACAGTCTCCTCCGAAAGCTCTCTAGCCTCGCAGCTTGCGAGGATACCGAGAGCGAAGCTTCGAGCGATAATTCAGCAACTGACGCCGGCTGAGGCTGATGCTGCTCAGTCCGTATGGGAGCTATGGCGCAGACCGAATCAGGTCCCGCCCGATTGGGACTGGATTGTTTGGCTAATTCTCGCTGGACGTGGCTTTGGTAAGACTAGGACTGGTGCCGAGACTGTTCGGGAGTGGAAGCGTCGCGGTCACCAATACGTCAACCTAATCGGTGCAACCGCTGACGATGCCCGCGACATTATGGTCGACGGGGAAAGCGGCGTTCTCGCTGTTTGCCCCAAAGAAGAGCGACCTTTCTACAAGAAAAGCGAACGCGCTCTTATATGGCCAGACGGTTCGAAGTCGCTGATATTCACCGCTGACGAGCCAGAGCGATTACGCGGTAAGCAGCACGGGAAACTATGGGCTGATGAGCTCGGCTCCTGGCGCTACCCTGACTCATGGGACCAGGCGATGTTTGGTCTTCGTCTTGGGAACAAGCCTCAAGCGATAGTCACGACGACGCCGCGTCCTACTCCTATCATAAAAGCTTTAGCGAGTGACCCGACAACGGCGCTAACTCGCGGCTCCACGTACGACAATAAAGCGAACCTAGCCAAGAACTTTCTAACTAAGATCGTTGCCAAGTACGAAGGCACGAGGCTCGGAAGGCAAGAGCTAAACGCTGAGATTCTTGACGACAATCCTGGTGCACTGTGGAAGCGCGACACGATTGAATCGTCCCGCGTAAAACCGCAAGACGTCCCCGAGATTATCCGAATCGTTATCGGCGTCGACCCGGCTGTAAGCACCAACGAGGGCAGCGATGACACTGGTATAGGTGCCGCTGGTATCGGACGAAATGGCCAAGTTTACGTACTAGAAGATGCCACGGTTCAGATGGCTGGCCCTCATGAGTGGGGCGCAGCTGTCGTGGCTTGTTTCGACAAGCACCAAGCCGATCGAATCGTTGCTGAGAAGAATCAAGGCGGCGATCTAGTCGAGTCGAACCTTCGAGCGCAACGCCCTTACCTGCCGATCACCACGGTACACGCGAAGAAGGGTAAAGCTCTTCGGGCTGAGCCAATCGCCGCACTTTACGAGCAGGGACTAGTTCATCACGTCGGTCTTCATCACAAGCTTGAGGACGAGATGTGTGATTGGAACCCGTCGCTACCGAATCAGAAGTCACCGAACCGTATCGATTGGCTCGTGTACGCGGTGACTGAGTTACTTCCGGAAGTGGCGCTACCTCCTAGCAGTATGACCGAAGATTTGGAGAACGCGCGCTTCACGGCGACCAACTTCTCAAACCGACAACGAGGATTCTGACATGGCACAATCAAAAGGCGCGCTTCAACACGGCGATAGGGCCGCACGGGAAGTTTCCGAACGTATTGGCGGCACCGTTGCTACCACTGCGGAGCTAGCGGCTTTACCGCTGAAAATGCTTCGTGACGGCCAGTTCTGGCTTAACCAAGCAACCGGGCAAGCGTACGTTTACAAGTCGACGTCCGTAGCGGCAGAAGGTGGAATCGCCTGCACTGCCGGCGGTCGATTCCTTGCTGTCGGTGTTGGCCGAAGAACTATCACGGTCGGCGAAGCTGACTTGACCACGGCGACCAACGGCACGGCGCAAACGATCAACGTTGGCCCTGCCCTTCCGACGGGCGCCCGCGTGGTCGGTTGCGACGTGACACTGGCCACGCAATTGACTGGTGGATCTGCCACGGCTGTCACGTTGAGCGTTGGCATTTCTGGTGCCGCTACGGCGCTAATCAACGCGTTCGACGCGCTTGGCTCGACCGCTGGCGCTTCGTACGCTGCTGGCGCATCCGCTGCAACGCGCCCTCGTGGCTCGTATTCAGCTGCGCAAATCATCGCCACGTTTACCCCTGACTCCGGGCATGCGCTCAGTGGGCTCACCGCTGGCAGCGTGACGATCGATATTGATTACGTGGTCAGCTAATGGCGCGTAACACCACACTCAAAGACCGCGGGGTAATCATCGCGCGGTCTGCTGCGGCTCTCATTGCCGCGGATAACGCAACGCTGACCGATGCGAATATCGCCCCGGCTTCCGCGCTCGACTGCTCGGGGCTCGACACGATATTCGTTGGAGTCGAGATTACCGGCGGCACGTCGCCCACGATGACGGTAGAACCGTTGTTCCGCGACGAAGGCGCCGCCGATGGGTCTCGCTGGTTTAGGCTAAAGACCGGAGCGCTTGACGGCGTAACGCCTGCGGCTGTCGCAAACCAGTCGACTGGTGCCTTAGCCTCGAATGTTGACTTCGTAGAGCTTCGCGTATTCGGTCAAAAAGTTTTTCTTCGTATCTCCGCGGTTGCAAACGCTACTAGCACGACTGCGTGGAAAATTCTCGTTATGCCGGGCAAGGTTCGCCCGGTTGGTAACTTCGTTCGGTACTAAAGCATGTCACGCCGCAAGGCCTCAAAACAGCCTGTAGGCGTGCCTGGTGGCGCGAACGTAGAGGCGCCTAAGCCAACGACGTCGGACGTAATCCTTCCGCGCGTCGCAACGGCTGATCCGCCTCTAGTTCAGCAGTTCAACCGCATTGGCGGTAACCTAACCCCGCAGACAATTAGCGCGATCCTCTCGATGGCAGACATCGGCAGGATTTCGCGATTCGTCGATTTGATGCACGAAATGCGTCAAAAGGACGGGCATCTACAGTGCTGTTTGCAGGCCGCTGAATACTCGATCGGTTCCCTACCGTGGGACATTGACCCGCCGCCGAATGCTAACCGCAAGGAGCGCAAGATTGCCGCATTGGCAAAGGATTCGCTCGCGGCTAATGGGCAATTTCGAACGCTAATCGAGCACTTTGCAGGTGAGGGTCCGCTATTCGGTCACGCTCACAGTGAAGTGATTTGGGATGTGATTGACGGGGCAATGATTCCCGTCAAGTTCAAGAATCTTAGCTGTCGTCGATTCGGTTTCCGAATGGCAGACGGCACACTGGCGTTTGACCCGCGCGGAGTTCTCGAGGCTGACGTCAACATTGCGGGCGTTGACCTACTCAAAGAGTACCCGCTTGGCAAGTTTCTCTCGTATCGACCACGCATCAACGGTGACGTCCCGGCCCGCGAAGGTTTGGCGCGTATCCTTGTTTGGTTGGCTCTAGGGCGCAACTGGACATACAAAGACTGGCTCGAATTCGCCGATCTGTTCTGGAAGCCAAAGCGCTTCGGGAAGTACCAAAAGGGCGCCGGCAAAGAGGACAAGCAAGCCATCATTGACATGCTTGAACAGGTCATGAACGGCGGTGTAGGGATCTTTCCTGAGACAACCGAGCCCGTGTTTCAATGGCCGCAGCTCGGAACCGGCGGCAAGAATAGCCCCCACAAAGAACTAAACGTCTGGATTGCCGGCGAGATCTCAAAGACGACGCTTGGCAGCACGGACATTGTGGAACCAAGCGAAAACGGCGCGAAAGCAGCCGTTGAAACGCGAAGTGAGCTCAAGACCGAGATTCGCAACGCTCGCGCAGTTGGTATTGCAACCGAAGCAATTCAGCCGCTAATCGAAGCAATAACTCGACTCAATGGCGGGGACGGCGTTCGTGCTGGAACATTCAAGTTCATCACGGTTGAACCTCCTGACCTTTCGAAGTTCGCTACCGCGGTCAAGGACCTAGCAGCTGCAAAGGTCCGCGTTGTCGAGTCATGGGTTCACGACCAAGCGGGAATGCCCGCGCCAAAACCCGACGACATTCTCGTCGGTGACCAGGTTGATGACGATGGTAACAGAGTCAAACCGTCCGAACGCGAAGACCAAGACGACGAGCTCGGAAAAGAGCCCGAGCCAAAGCAAGACGACTGATTGGGTCGCTCGTCACGCTACCGAACGCGTTCAGCAAACGAACCACTTTCACCGCGGCGTAGAGCCGTCCGGACTACACAATGCCGCAGGCAGAACAAGACCACGATGACGGACTGATTCGTCGATCGTACTCGCTTGGTTTCGACGTCAAGTCAATCGACCGCGATAGTCGGAGTATCGATTACGTTTTCAGCGATGACACGATCGACTCTTACGATGAGATTGTTGACCAGGATTGGGACTTATCGCGTTACCTGAAAAACCCGGTCATCCTCTACGACCACAACAAAGCAACGCGTTGGGGAGGAATCGACCCGAAGCATTCGCTTCCAATTGGTCGCGCTGAGAACGTACGAGTCGAAAACAACACATTGCGCGGCCGTGTGTTTCTGGCGAGCTCCGACGCCAATCCACTCGCTGAACAGTGCTGGAAGCTAATACTTGAGAATATTCTTCGCGCCGGTTCTGTCGGGTTTGTTCCTGGCGACGTCATCGAAGAAAAGCGTGACGGTAAGGAAATATACCGGCTACGCAAGAACAAGCTTTTTGAGTACTCGCTGACCCCTATCGGAGCAAACGAGAACGCTTTAGCAAACTCAGCACATAGTGAGCGCGACCGTGCGCTTCTCAAGTCGTGGGCGCAGCGCGCAATCATCATTTCGTCATCGCCCCTCGGCGAGAATGGAACAACAGGTATGGATCCTAAAGAGTTGGAAGCCGAGGTAGCTCGGTTGAAGTCTGCCAATGCAGCGCTCGAAATCAAGGCGAGCGAATCGGCAGGTGAAGCAAAGAAAAACCTCGCCGCTAAAGAGTCGTTGGAAGCCAAGTGCTCCACGCTTGAAACGCAAAACAAGACGCTCGAAGACGAGAACGCCAGCCTCAAAGGGCAGCTAATCGCTTCCGAAGTGACGCCCCTTGTTGGTAAGAAAATCGCGCCGGCTCAACTCGAGAAGTTCGTCAAGCTGCGCCTTGAATGGGGCAAAGAAGATTTCGACGACTTCGTGAAGAACATGGCTGATTTGCCGCACACGAAGACAATCACCGAAGACAACGGCGCAACCAACAAGAACACCGCGACGGGCAACAAGAGCACTGGCGCTTCCAAGGTTTTAGCTGCAGCGCTCAAGGCCGCTGAAAAAGCCTCCGGCGAAGATTCCACCGTCGAAGCCTAATCGCTCGACAGGCACACAAGTTACACAGGAGTAACACACATGGGCGTTATTAGACCGACGGTACGCGTTAGCGCTACCGAGGCGAAGTCATATTTAGTTTCCGGGACGATCCGCAAGGGATTTCCCGTCAAAATCAGCGATGCGACCACGACCCCGAAAACGATCGTTGAGTGCACCGCAAACACCGACGATTGCATCGGTATCTCGCGCGATGCTGGCGATGCAACCGGGGCAACCGGTCTCAAGCAGATCGTTGTTTACGGACACGGAGGCATTGTCCCCGTGCTCGTTGGAACCGGCGGCGCAACGGCTGGCAAAGCGGCTCGGCTTGCGGCTGCAGCTGACGGCGTAACCGACGCGACCACTGGCGGCGGAACAACGAAGATCGTTGAGCTCGGCCCCTTCGAAGATACCGGCGTAGCGGGCGACATCGTTGGTCTTCGTCTCAACATCACCCCCACGGTTGGGAGTTAACACACAATGGAACGATTTTTCTCCGAGAATCTCCCGGTTTTACGAACTCCCGAGGGGAAAGCGTACGAGGCCTATTTTAACCAGGTCAAGAAGTTCGCGAACCAATACGAGCGCAGCAAGGGCAAGCAATTAACCGGTCGGGCATTGCTCGATCCTGCGTTCAAGGAACTCATGGCGGAGATGGAACAGCTCAACGCTGACATCCTCGCAATGAAGGACGTTACCGGCGGTCCCGCGGCTGTCCATCAAGACACCGTGCTTGGTCAGTTGTCGGTCATGTACCGAAACGACGAGTTTATCGGGCGCTCGTTGATGCCCACCATCTTTACCGGTGGCATGCTTTCCGGCGTTTACTTCACGTACGACAAGCGCGACCGTTTGGCGTACCCCGATGACTCGATGAGCGATCGGACACAACCGAACGAGCTCAACCAAAACCGCGGCAAAGGGACCTATGGTCTGCAACCTCGGTCTTTGATTGAAAACCTCGATTGGTTGATTGTGCAAAACCAATCCGCCCCGTTGAACGAGGTTTTAGACCTCACGAACAACGTGCTTAACGGCATGGAGTTCAACGCGGAATTGCGCATCGCTTCAACGATTCAGGGATCTGGCAACTACGGCGGGAATACCACGGCAATCGCTGCGGCTGACCGCTGGGACACTGGCGCAGGTGGCGATCCTGCTGGTGTTATCGACGCTGCAAAGGCGGCCTGCTGGGGTGGTTCTGGCCCTGGTAAGTGGGTGATGAATACCTCGATCATCACGCACAACATTCTCAAACGTCACCCTCGGATTCTTGATTCGTTCAAGTACTCTGGGCAGCTCGGGAGCAGTGGTTTCGTTACCCGAAAGATGCTCGCCGAGTATTTCGAGGTCGACGAATATATCGTCGGCGCAGCTCGTAAAGACACGGCAAACATCGGGCAAACGGCGTCCTATTCACGTATCTGGGGAAACAGCGTCGCGATCACCCGCGTGTGTACGACCCCATCGCTTCGTAACGCGGCTTTCGGTTACACGCTCCAAGACAACCCCACGGTTTCTGAGCTGTTCTGGTTGCCCAGCGAAGGCGCCAAGGGTATGTATAAGGCCCGTACGTCCTACAGTGATCAGCAACTAGTGATCGCTCCAACGAGCTCGTTCCTCGTCACCACCCCGATCGGATAACCGCCATGGCTGACGTAAAGGGAGGAAACGCGAAAGTCGTGGAAGTCGCCGAAGAAAAGAAGCTCTACACCGTGAATGGCCCCGGCTCGGTCACGGTGAAGGGGCAGATGTTCACGGCTGGTTCTGAGATCGAGCTGTCCAAGGAAGACGCGGCTTCGCTCGGTGACGCGGTAATGATCGGCAAGGCTCGCCCTGCCGACGTTATCGCTCGTCGCAAAGCGGGCCGCTATGTCGTCACAAAAGAACGCTCGCTCTGGACCGAAGGCAAAATGCAAACGGCTGGGTTCGTGGTTGAACTCAGCGAAGACGAAGCGCGGAAACTCGGCGACACTGTAGAACCATTGTTTGAGTAATGGCTGACTTTGCAGGATATTACATCTCTACGTCTCTCGTTGAGCGTAGGCTGTCGAAGGCTGTCGTTCGTCGTGTTTACGACGACAACAATCTAGGGGTCGTTATCCCCGACGAATACAGCCCCGTCGTCCTGCTTGTCCGCGATTCAGAGTCAATGTTCGAGGGTTACTGCCGCGGCATCTACGACCTGAACGCACTTAGAGCCGCCAAACCACCGGAAGCCGTCAGGCTTTGCCTTGATTGCTCCGAGTATTTGGCGGCTAAGCGATTCCCGCGCGCGGTCAACCGTAGCTGGGTCGAGCTTGAAAAGAGCGTTCGCGACGAGCTAATGAACCTTCGGAAGGGGTTGACCCGTTTCGACGTCATTGGCACGCCGGAGCCTGCAGCGAACCAGGGCGGCTACGTTTCGAGCGGAGACGTGAACAGTCCCGAAGTCCGTCCGATGACCTTCGGTGGCGGGTGGGGTTCGTTTTGACCTACGACGGCTACGGCGCACAGACGATCCCTGTCCAGTGCGACACAAACGAGACCGTTGGAGATCCGTCGCTTGGCTACATAGGGAAGTACCTGCAAGCCGTACTAAACGACGCAACCGGCCAAGCATGGTCGCAGAACTTGTGCCCCAATCGCAACGCTGTGGATTTCTGCTTTGCGCACGATCCACAGTTGCTTTTTGATGAGTCAAGGCTTCCAGCTCTCTACGTTTGGCGTGGTAAAGCAGCTCACTCGCGAAAAGGCGACGACCTGTTTCTGGCCACAACGCAGATAAAGATCGCTTGGATTACCGAGAGCGCACAGGAAGAAATCGCCGTCTCGCGCAGTCCGATGATGACGGCAATGTCGAACGCGATAGCTGTCGCAATCAACGAAGACCGAGATCCGGCGTGGATTCTACCGAGCGAGGTTGACCCGCTGGCGCTTCTAAAAGGCACGTCAATCTCTGACGTTTGCGGGTTTTCTCGATTCGTTCCCGCTGATTCGGATCCGGAAGAGTTTGTCTTTCAGAAGATCGAAGACGCGCAACCATTGCCTTATTACGGGTTCGTGATGACGGTCGAAGCCGATGAGTATTACTCACCAGGCAACCGAACGCGTAAACCAACCAAGCTCAACGCAACCGCGTCAACAAACGGCAACGCGCCGAACGCGATAATCACACAGGTTCCATGACCCTACTAGAGCAAGAAGCCCGGCTAAAGCAGCAGCAAACAATCCGACTGAAACCCGAGAAACCTGGCGATGTTGGCACGCACAATGTTCCAGGTCTTCGTGGGTACCGAGTCCTTCGGATCGCTCATCGTGAGCAGTTCGTTTTTTCAACGCTTTCACAATTCGTTTTAGAGCTTTTGGCGGCCGTTCATGTCGGTACGATTGGACTTCGATCTAGCGGGCCTGGACCAGCTGCAACGGCGACTTGAGAGCGATTTAGAACGTCTCACGCGTGACGCGGTTCATGCGGCAGCAAAAGTCACAACGGCGAAGGCTAAACGCGGAAACTTCAAAGACCACACTCGTCAGCTGCGGTCGACAATCAAGTCGACGATCCTAGGGCAACGTGGCGCGTGGTACATGGCCGAGGTTTTAGCTCCGAAGCCCTACGCGAGCTTCGTCGAGAACGGCACCGAGGCTCACGACATCTGGCCCAAGGCGGCGCACGGTCTAAAAGGACCACTTCGCAATGGACAGACGCGGAGAGCAACCGGCAAAGGCCCTCACGAGCACATTGTTGGCCGTGGAATAGCGCTCCGATTCAAGATCGGTGGGCGCGAGGTATTTGCTCGATACATTCATCACCCTGGCTCGCGAGCGATTCCGTTTATGGAACCAGCTCGTGAATATGGCCAGGCGTACATAGAGACATTTGTGCGGCGCGGGTTCGAAGGAATTGCGACGCGATTGGAGCGCTAATAGTGGCGAAAGCAAAAGAGAAACTTCGGGTTCTTCCGAACCCCTATTTATTTGGCGGAAATCCGCTTTGCGCGTGCGCTTCGGATCCGGTTGAGCACATCCAAGGACGCTACATCGGCGCGCAGCCAGTCGTCAAAAGCGGCGGTGAAACCATTACCGTCGGATCGCTAACTGGATTCGTCGGCGGAGAGCAAACCGAAGTCGAATGGGAATTTTCGACCGAGCCGCAAGAGATCCCAAAGACGAACTACTACCTGCAAATGATTCGCGAAGGCGCGCTCGTCCCAGCTGACGCAGCGACCGCGGCGCTTGCGGGAATCAAAGGCTTTACAAGCGCGGAAAAACTCCTCGCAAAAGACCCAAACGCCAAGCCTGTGAAGGCGAAGGAATAACACACAATGGGCATCATTGTATCAGGGTTCGCGTCTGACGACGCAGTGCCTGGCAGTTACCGCGCGTCCGTGCTTGGCGCGGGGTTGCTCTCTATCGGTTCACTACCGGTCAAGCTGTGCGCCGTCGGTAATAAGACCAGCGCAGGAAGCGCGACAGTCGACGTTGACGTCGTTGGTCCACTCACCGGCGAGGATGACGCTGATGCGTATCTAGGCGCCGGTTCCGAGTGCGCTCAGATTTGTTACGGCGCGCTTAGTATCTCGGGTGTCAACGTTTACGCGGCGCCTATCGCTGAGCCATCAGCGGGCCCCGTAGCGGCGTCAATTACCATCACATTCAGCGGCACGGCTACCCGTAACGGCACTGTTCGCGGTCGAGTTGGCGGGAAGCCGTTCTCCTTCGGTGTGGCTACGACTGACGCAACGACGGTCGTTGCGACGAACTGCGACCTTGGTGTCAAGAAGATTGTTCGATCCCCCGTCACGTCCGGCGCTGCTAGCTCAGCAACAACACTGACGAATAAGCAGACTGGCGCGCGAGGGAATCAGCTAATTCTGACCCTAGACATGTCAGAGGTTCCCGGGCTCACCGCAACCGTAACGGTTGGCGCAGCTGTCGCGGGGCACTCGAACATGTGGACCTTCGGCAGTGGCGCCGGGACCGATTCGGTAGCGGCGCAGCTCGGGCAACTTGCCGGCGATACCTACGACTACCTAGCGTTCGCGCCCAACGACGCGACGAATATGGGGCTAATTAAGACGCACTTGGCTAGCGAAGCAATGCCAGGCGTAAGCCACCTTGAACACGCCACGTTTGCGATTTGCGGGGCTTACTCGGCTGCGGCGGCGTTAGCGAACACCACGCTCAATGACCCGCGCTGCACGCTTGTGTGGGGCAAGTACTGTGAAAACACGGTTGCTTGGCTTGCTGGCAAAGTAGCGGCTACCCGTGCGGCAATGGTCGGGCAGCAACCGAACTACAAATGGGCAGGGACCCCCGAGTGTGTTCTCAAGGGCGCACAGGGCCAACTCAAGAGCGATAACCCAGGGCACGCCGAGCAAAAGAACGCGCTCAACAATGGGCTTTGCGTCCTACGAACGGAAGGAACGGACCTCGTTATTGTGCGTGGAATCACGACGAAGTGTCTCTCGGGAACTTCGCCAGACTTCCGCACGCGTGACTGGACCGATCCGGATGTTACCGATCGAATCAATCGCGAAATCGGCGCTCTTTGGACCGCTGTTTCCTCCGCGAACATGTGGGCAGAGCCAGACTCGCTCAACGGCGATCCTCCTCCAGCGGGCACGATTACCCCGAACCTCTGGAACGGGAAACTACTCACAATGATGCGTGACTTTGCCGCAAATCGCGGGTGGGTTTACCTCGTCGAAGAGCATCCGCCGCAATCTGAATGGAGCGGTCAACGCGGTTGCATCATGTCGGCGATCCCTGTCTACGTGAAGCCCAAGAGCTTCCAATTGGGCGCAAACATTAACCAAACGTCCGCAGCCTAATTAGGAACACACAATGGGCGACAAATTCCGTAATTTCTCGGTCTACGGCAAAGATGGTCGTAAGGTCGAGTTCATGACAACGGCGTCCCTGAAGGGCGCGTCAAACTCCGAGCAAATCATCGTCGACGGCAAGGTCGCTGGCGCTTCCGAAGGCGTAAAAACCAGCTCCGCGTCAATCGCTGCGGCGATTTGCGTGGGTGGAAGAGACTCGACGCAGGTCCTCTATGATTTATGGGACAGTGGAGAGTACACGGACTTCACCTTCGGTATGATTGACGGGCGGATTCTTTCGGCAAATATGAAGGTCGATTCCTTCGAATACGGCGCGCAAGCCGCGAACGGAACCACGACTTTTAGCTGCGAACTTATCGGGGCAAAGCCGAAAAAGGTCGGTTGATTTAAGTCGCTTTAGAGCCTCCCTCATGCGACACGGTGCGGGCTACCACCGAAGCGTCGGTTGACGCAAGTAGCCCATTGTTAGGCCGCCGCTGACGGTCATGTGACGACTCACGAGGTCCGATTCCATGGCACGTTTACGCTCGGTATTGTGTGGCGATCGACAGATTAGAACTGTCCCGATTCCACTCAAAAACATGGTCGAAATCGATGGTTCACCCAAGACCATCGAAGTCGGCCTTGGTATTCTTGGGACCCTCATGGGCGCGGATGACTACGGTCTTATCCTTGCCTATGCGACCAAGTACGCCAATGACAAGGGCGCCAAAGCCGAAGATGGTTCGGAAGTTTACGACTATGCTAAAGCCGTAGCCACTATTGCGATCGCTTGCCTCGATTCGGAATCGGATCCGAGTCACCCCATCCCGTTCTTTGGCGCGTCGGATAAACCGACGTTCGAGGAGCGGGTTTCTGACGTTTTGTCCAACAAAGCAATCGGTCGAGATACGATTATGTTCCTCGCCGAATGCCAGGACGTTTGGCAATGCGAGTGTAGTCCGCAAGCTGGCTCTGGCGAGATGACGCCCGAAGAATACTACAAGCTGATAGCGGAGGTCGCAGCAGAAGGCCCTTTAGCGTTCTTGCGACTAAATGCCGCTACGCGTCTGAAATTTCTGCATTTTATGGCCGCCCTGCTTGTGACATTACCGACGCTCAGTACCACCTCTGGAAATACCTCTGGATAGAGGGCGCCAAGCTAGAGAAGGGCGGTAAATAATGGCCAATCTAAACGAGCTAGTTGCGGAATACCGCGAGAAAAACGGCTCTAAACGGCCAATGCCAGCGGGTCGCACTGAGATATTGAAGCCAGAGGCTTACCTAGAAGAATGCGAAGGCAAACCCGCTTCGCCTATCCTCGTCGGACTTCGCACCCCTAACGATGATGACTATACGTCAGTAACGGCATGCGAAAACGATCACGATGCCATGTTGACCCTGGTTTCGCGAGGAATCTGCGATCCAAACGATTGCACACGGCGCCATCCGTCGTTCCCTTTTCCAGATATACAGGTTAAGAAACACCTCAAGCCAGAGACGATTCGTTACCTATTCGATCGTATCGAACAGTTACATCTCGAGACGAGTCCCGTCGTTCCATTGGCGACCGACGAGGATCTCTACCTGCTCGGCCTATCGCTGCAAGTCGGCGACAAGCTCGACGCCATCGAGTCCAAAAACCTCGTCGCTGGAAACCGGATCCGTCGCTTAGCTACCGCGATCATTGACGCTCTTAACGCTGACTAATGTCTCACGTCCGCATCACCATTGGAGGCCGGCTAGACCGAAGCCTTACCGATTCGTTTTCTCGCGTGCCACAGCTCGCGCGTAAAGCGACGGATGCAGCGAATTTAGAACTGGCGAAACTAGGCCATGGTGGACGCGGCGGCATTGGTGGCGGACGTGGTGGGCGCGCGAATAACCCAGAGTTTATCGCGGCCCGTGAAGCCCACGCGGAACAAGCGCGACTAAACCGGGAGATTTTCAAGCAGCAGGTTGCGCTTCAAAAAGCCGCTGCAAAAGAAGAGCGCGCGATCAATCGGCAGCGCTCTCAAGAGCGAATGAAGGCCCTTCACGAGGAGGCCAAAGAGCACATTCGCAACAATAGACTTGTCGAGGCCGCTGCCGCCCGCGAACGTTCGGCGCAGATCAATCGCCAAATGTTCGGTCGTGAACGCGACCGCGACAGAGTGATCGATCGCCTTGCAACGCGCACAAGTCACCGCGCGACCCGCTTCATGTTCCCGCGCCCTGAGGGCGCAATCGGGTACGCGTCACGAACCGCCAACGAGCTCCTTCGTGGGCTCGGTATCGACATGTCGTTTTCCGGCGGCGTATCGCGGGCCAATGAACGCGAGTCAGCTGGCATGGGTCTCGCTCAGCAAGAGCGGATCGCCACCGGGAAAACCAAGGGCGGCGCTTACTGGTCCGGCGTATCGCAAAAGGTCGGCGAAGAGCTTTCGATCTCACCCGAACGCGTCACGGAATTAATGCGCTCGTTCACCGGTAAAACAGGTGACTTTGAAGCTGCGCCGGGGATGGGTAAAAATCTCGGTGGAATGGCAACGGCTGCCGGCGCCGATCTGGGCGAGATGGGTAGCGCGGCTGGCTACATTTACAACCAGCTAAAAGGCATGCCTGACGCCGCAGAGCGTACGCTTGACGTGATGCGTGGCATTGTCGGCCAGACCGCCGTTGGCGCGGTTGAAATGAAAGACTACGCGGCGCAAATGGGACGCGTCGCTGCAAACGCTAAAGCCTTTCAAGGCGACGTCTCTCAGAATATCCTTACCCTTTCGGCGCTCACTCAGCTTTCAATCGCTGAAGGCGGCGCGACCTCTGGAGCTGATGCGGCTAGGTCAATTGGGGCGTTTGCGAATACGACCTCGAAAGGGCAACGGATCAGGGCGTTCCAGAAACACGGCGTAAAGCTATTCAACGCGGAAGGTACGCAAAAGCGCCCGATTCTCGATATTATCAAGGATTCGCTTGTGGCGTCTAAAGGCAACATCCCGGCAATGACGGAGATGTGGGCCGACACCCTTGGGCAAAAGCCAATCAAGGGCATGATAAATGCCTACAATAAAGCGGGCGGCGGCGGCAAAGATGGCCCCGGTGTCAAGGCCGCAATGGCATTACTTGAGCCGTATAAAAACGCGCAACTCGACAAAGAGACCGAGCGGAAGAATCTCGAGGATTACCAGGCGACACGCGCGGCAAAAGCGCAACGGTTCCAAAATCAACTCGACATTATTACCGATTCACTCGCATCGAGGATTATCCCCGCTTTCGAACAGCTTGCGCCGCTTGCGCTTCAGATCGCGAAGGCCTTTGGAAACTTCGTTGCGTGGGCCACTGAGAACCCGGGCAAGGTCATCGCGATGGCGATTAGCTACGCCATTGGAAGGGCTCTAACCGAGTCTTTCTTCCGGACGTTGCTTGAGGGGACAATCAAGTCTGGAATCGGTCGACGCATCGCTGGAGATATCGAAGGCGGCGGCTCTGTTGGCGGCGGATTCTTCCGTAATTCTAAGGGATCGATACTTGGCAACACCAGTTGGGGCGGCGCAGCTGCTGCAGCTGGCACCGGTTTAGCATTGGGCGCTGGCGTTTATTCGGCGATCGACTTCGCCGGCAAGTCTCAATACGACGAAGGTGTCAAGACCACTAACGCAATCAGCCGCAAGCTAAACGTTGCTCACGGGTCTGATCTTTCGGAAGCACTTCGCCAGGCGGAAGCTGACCTCAAGAAGTACCAAGACGACAAGGGTTTGCTCGGCGGAATGTTCTCAGGAATGATGAACATGTTCGGCGCTGGTGATGAAGCGGACGTGAAAGGTCTCGAGTCTACAATCGCGAGAAAACGCGAGGAATTAGACAATTTCAACAAGACCGGCAAACTCTCCGAAAGCGACCGAAATCAAATCGATGGGCAGAAGCTGATTGAGAGCTGGGCAGCGAATAAAGAGGCCGACTACGAGAAGGCGGCACAGGCGCAAGCTCGCGCGTTGACCGGTAAAACGCTCAACGTTTACGTGAAGAACGCCAAGGAAATCGGCGGCCCCGATGGCGACAAGGGCCCGCGTGTTGACGATACTGGACGCGGTGGACGCGAAGGCAAGTAATGGGACAGCTCGATAATTTCGAACCATGGCGGTTCGGCCCCATCCGCCTCGCCGTGGAGACAGGATCTGTCCGTCTCACGATGCGTCGTCACGAGCACGTTTACCCTCACACAGCCGGCGCAGCTGGCGAAAAGATGGGGCGCGGGCTTTACGTGATCCATTGTGCCGGAAGATTCGACGATGGCCTTGCCGCAAACAAGGACTACGAAAACCACCTAACCCAAATGGGTGTGTTTCGGGCGCTCGTAGAAGAAGAAACCACAGAAGATTTGACGATTCCTTGGATCGGCAAAGTCCAAGCGCAATGCACAGAATTCGAGCTAACTGAACGCAGCACGATCCGCAGTGGTCTAGCTTTCACGGCTTCGTTCGTGGAGGATATGAACCACGAGTTCCCGATTCAGAACTTTATCAAAGTGAATCGGGCGCCAATGATGAACTCGGCGATTAACTTTTCAAATCACAAGTGGGAAGCCGACATCTTCAGTAAGATCGCAGCCGGAGTCGGTAAGGTCCTAGGCATCAAAGACCAATACGAGCTCTATTCAGCGCTCGTTCAGTCCAAGATTTCATACCTCGAAAGCTTATTCCGAGAAGCTGACTCAACAGCTAACGAGCTGAAAGACCCGAAAAACATACTCGGGCTTGAGTTGTTCTTCGCCCTTTGGGAGTCAGTTCGCAACTTCGCAAACGACATCGCGAGCAAGGGTCTCGAGTTCCGCTGGTACACTGTGCCCGTGCAAATGTCGCTTCAAGAGGTGGCAATTGCGGTATTCGGGAGCGCCTCAAAAGCCGGTGATTTGCTCGGACTGAACCCAATCGAGGACTCACTAGCCATCCCAGCCGGAACAAAGATTCGCTACTATGAGCAGGCCTAGTGATCTCGGAATCGGTGGACTCAATGACACCGTTGTTCTCGAGATCAACGGGAACGCTCTATCGATTGTTGAGTCGTACGAAATCAAGATCGCCGTAATGACTCAACCGGCGGCGTTTACGCTGCGTTTAGGCTGGGGAGATACGGCGCGCGAGCTTCTGAAGCTCTGCCCGAAAGGCGGGAAGTTCAAGCTTTCAATCGGCGGTGTACTGGTTCAAAGCGGGATCATTGACGGTCGCGCGGTACCGGCGAGTGACGCAACGGTGGTCGAGGTCAAGGGGCGCGACTACATGCGGGCGTTGTTCAACGGCCACGTCGAGGAAGACATCAGCTTCAAGGAACGCACGTATTACGACGTAACGCGTAAAGTAATGGACCTCGTTGGTCTCGGTGACCACGAACTAGTCGCGGGCAACGGAGCAAATCGCCAGGCTGTCACGGCTGTCAAAGTCCCATTCGTTCCCACCGAGGAACAAGTCAGGACCGTCGAAACGGGTATCGCCTCGGCGGGTGGCTCGCGCATGGAATTCAAGGCCTTAAAGGCCGAGGTTTCGCAACGCTGGTACGATTGGTTGCAGGACAAATACAAGCTATCGGGGCTCTTTCTGTGGTGCGCCGGCGATGGTAAATTCATCCTTTCGACGCCGCGTCCCAATGTTCAGCCGTGCTTTATCCTGGCTCGCCAACGAGGCGCCCTTCGAAATGCTGTCAACATCACGTCGCATTCGTGGCGAGACGACGCGACCGGTAGACACGCAAAGTACATCGTTTATGGCCGTTCTGGCGGTGGACGGCGTATCAAAGGTCGCGCCAAAATCAGCGGTGAGTACATCGATCCGGAGATGGTCGCAGCAGGAATAACCGACGTTATCACCTACTACGACAACGACGTCGACAGTCCGAAAGAATGCGAATACCTAGCCAAAAGGTATGCTTCCGAGGAACGTCGGGCGGGCTGGGAGCTTGCCTATAACGTCGCTGGACACAGTACGCCGTCACTCATAAACGATGGCGTCGCGATATGGGGCCCGGATAACGCGGCATTGGTGGCAGACGACGAACTCGGAATCGAAGGGCCACACTACATCGAGTCGGTGACGTTCTCGAAAAAGCCCGAGATGACAAGTCGAATCGAGCTGATTCGACCTGAAGATTTGCTTTACATCGCTGAAGAAGACCAATCGACGAAGAGCAAGAAATCGGCAGCGTTCGCAAAGGCAACGACGAAAAAGACCCCCGTCGCTGACGAGACAACCGTCAAAGAAACCGACTGGACGCAGTGGACCTGGAAAGAAGATCCGCCGCCAGCTCAAACGCTAACCCCTACGTCAATTTTCTACGGTAGCAAATGAACACGCGAGTAGGTTTAGCCGTTTCGCTGGCGTACGACGAGGGCGGCATGCTTGGCGTCCAGGTCGACACGAGCAGCAAATCGAACGGTGGACACGGGCGCTATGTTGTCGGTTCATTCGGCATCATTGGTAGACCAAAGCCGGCAAACGACGAAGGTGGATCGCTAACCCTATTCGGTGACGAGGGGAAAGAAGGTTTTGCCTGGTGCGGATTCGACAATCGTGACCTCGAGAAAGCTCCGCCACTCACAGACGGAAGCGTTGCGCTTTACAATTCAGACGGGGCTTACCACCTACTTGACGCGGTAGCGCAAACCGCAACGCTTTACATTCCAGCCGATGAAGGCGCCCACATGATGACCGTGGGGAAAACGGCGTCGGGTAAACACATCTTCGAATTGCTTCATTCGAACGGGTCACGCTTCACATTGGGCGAAACTGAGACCGTTTGGCGTGGAACCGGAGATGGTTTCATAATGATCAAGGGCTCGAACATTACCGCCAACGGTACGTTCAAAGCCGGATCGGCTGACTTTGGCGGAGGCGCGGGCGTGCCACTTGCAACGGCTGCCGGTCTAATCGCTGCCATCAATTCGCTAGCGGCTCCGTTCGCAGGCGGAGGCGGCTCGCCGGCAACGTGTGCCCAGATTGCGACGCTTCTTACCGGACTAGCCGCGGCTCTCGGTGGGCCAGCAGCGACCACGAAGCTCACGGCGATATGACCCGGTGCAAGTTTGCGGCTGAGCTTCCGCCGGTCACTGCGATCCTGCCGCCTATCCCGGGCGCTCCCGAGATGCCACCGGAGCCAGAGATCCCGGCCATCAACGGCAAACCGATTCCAAAGGTCAATATCTTGCCTCCTCCGCTCCCTGTGGCGACCCCTTCGATTCCCGGTCTCCCTGAGATGCCAACCGTTCCGGAAAAACCATCAGTCGCCATCCTGGTCAACGGAATCGTGGTCCCGAGCGCGACTGTGCCAGGCTACTCGATACCAGGCGTCAAGGACTTGGTGCCACCGGTTCCCGCGATCCTGCCACCGCTGCCCGGTGCGCCTGAAATGCCAGACTTGCCAATACGCGCTTGCCCGTTGGACGTGAAGCCATGAGCGGATTTGGAAGCTACCCTTTCGGCGCTGGTCGATTCGGCCACGACCCGTCGATCCCCAGCGGCCCCCGTGGTGCGTTTGTTCCTGCGTCGCCTACCTACGACGGCGCAACCGGCGATTTCGCTACCGACGAAAACGGTCGGCGCGTATCGGTTCACCCGGTTGATTTCGGCGTGCAAATGTCGATGTTCGTCCAGCAAGGCGAGCTGCCGAATGCTCCCGAGATCGGGAACACGCTTCTCCAATGTCGAGAACTCGGAACGAGCCGTCAGAAGTCCGAGGTCGAGGGGATTATCCGCCGCTCGAATCCTATCGCCAGTTACCTAGCCAACGGATCAATCACAATTACTCGAATCGACCAAGAACTACGCGTAAGCACGGGCGCCTTGCTGGTCGCGATCCATTACACGAACAATCTTACCGGTCGCAGTGAGACCGCGCGGAACAATGCGCAATGATTGACGGTACTTTTAAGGCTAAAACGGCCGCTGATTGGGAGAATGACTTCAAGCGCTTCGCGAAGATGCGCAACCCAAACGCGAAGACCGGGCCCGGCGAATACCTCGACTTAGCTGCTAAAAACGTGGCGAGTATGCTGATGTACTCGTCGAATGATGCGCTGCAAATCGCGGCAATGGCGTCATTGCAGGACAAGACGGGAACCCAGCTTGACGACGTTGGGCGGCCTGTTTCCGAGGGCGGAATCGGGTTACCGAGGCCGGGGGCGAAGGGAGCGGCTGGCGTCGTTACTGTTGCAACGGTTAACGCGGGCTCATCAATCGAAGCTGGTGACGAGCTTCTTTTTGAGAACGGTGTCGCTTACCAATGCGCAAAGTCAAAGCGGTACTTTAACGGCGAAACGCTAACCGTTACCTGCAAAGAAACTGGACCAGGAACGAATCTTCCAGTCGGATCTCAGCTTGTATGGTCGAGCCCACGCCCCGGATGTTTTGCCAATGCGGTTGTATCGACGCCCGGTCTCATCGGCGGCCGCGAGGCAATGGAAGACGACGAGTACCGAGAGCTTTTGGCGGATGCGTTGGCAAACCCCGCGACGTCAGACAACGACGCGCTGCTTCACAAGCTCATCATGGATTCGTCGGCTCACGGCGTACCAGTTGAGCGCTCCTTCACGATTCCGTGTATTCGCGGCGCGGCAACCACGGCGTTCACCTTCACCATGAAGGGAACGAACCGTAACGCCTCAAGGTGTCCGAGTTTCGATCTAATCAACACCGTAGGCGCTTACATCGAGCAACAAATAAACGTCACTGACGGGATATTCAAGATCCCGTTAGAAAGCTCGTTTATTTCGTGTTCATTTCGCGTTTCGTGGCTCGATCATGGCTGGGCTGACTCGATGCCATGGCCGCCGTATCGCCCGCTGGCAACGCGCTATGTGGTAACAGAAATTGGCACGGCGTATCAATTCACGGTTGGCATTGTCGGCGGTAACTATACCGGCGCACAAGCCCCGGCAATTGGTCAATCTATCGGGTTTTTTACGAGCGACGCCCGTGTTGTTCGAAAGGTAATCTCTAACGTTTCCGGCGCTGGTCCGTGGTTAATCACCTGCGAAACAGGCGCTGAATCGTCAGACGGTACGTATGTCCCGGGAATCAGCAAATGGGTAATGCCTTGGTCTGACTCCCTTCAAACCATTGCCGATCTCACGCTGGAATTTGTCAATAAGATGGGCCCCGGGCAAGCCATCTCGGTCCTGCCAGATGAGAGCATGCGTATGGCGCGCATTCCTGAGGATATGCCAAATCAATGGCCGTCGAAAATGAATGGCGCTTTGCTCGGAAAAATCTTGTCACTAAGCAACGTCCGCAACGCCAAACACGAAGACGGAGCGGACTTCGAAACGCCTGTCGGTGGACTCGTTACCCTATACCTAGCGAGACTCGCTAGCTTCGCGGTGTATCCGTTATGACAACCCCAGAAACTCCTACGTTCTGCACATTCGACGGCGCGCCAGACGGCAGCGTCTACCCGTATCGTCCCGGCGTGGATGACATGGGCGGCGCAGCTTTCGAGGATGACGCGCAGTTTCCTCCAAGAAAGCGCGAGCAGGTAGCGGCGGGCGACATAAACCAAATCGAAGAACTAGTTGTTCGCGCTTGCCGAATGGTGCCAGCTGCAAAGTTCGACATTACCTACAACAGTTCTGGTTTATCACTGAACGGGTTCAAATCGGTAAATTCAACATTAACCCGCGATGATGTGACGCTTTCATCGGTGACACACCCAACGCTTGGTCCTTCGATTCGAGTTGGTTGGGCTGTTCACAAATTACCACCAGCAACCGTTGGCCCAACGGTTACAATGATCTCAAATAGCACGGGCGGGGGAGCGGCGATAGCGCAGTTCATAACCGGATTACTGTCAGGGTTTTGGATTAGCTACACGGCTGGCGGCTACTTTCGCGCGGTAATTGAGATCGACGGCGACGGCGAGTTTGGCTTCTCCTAATGGCCTCTCAATTCTCAGAATTCGCCCCGAGCGGGATTCGCTTCTCCGCGCGTAAGCCGCATTCGGAGAAGTATTACGAAACGCTTAAAGCTCAATGGGGCAGCCTTTTTGCTGATGATCCAACGGCGGATATCAACGTCGAGATCTTCGCACTGGCTAAGTGCTTGGGGTTGGCGCGTGAACAATTAGAGCGCGCCGGAAACCAAACGAACCCGAAGAGATGCGTCGAGTTGCTACCGAAGCTTGAACGCGACTACAAGATCTCGCCAGCTCCAAACGCAACCATTCGCGAGCGTCAAGACGCGCTAACGGCGGCCAAGGCTGTAAAAGGCGGCGCGCTTATTGGACCGCTTCGTGACGGTTTACGCGCAATTCTTGGTGATAAATTGTTAGCGGTTGTCCCGCAATCAATTGGTGACATCGGGACCGGTGGTATGTTCCCGGACACGAACACGCCTCACATTACGGGACCTGGAACATTCAAGTCACTTGGTGATAGATTTAAGATTGTCACAATAGATCGCACTGTTCCCATTGGCTCAATACCGGTTTGGTACACGTACAAACCAGGAGCAGAACCATTGATCGCCGGTGAAAAGCTGACGATAAACCCAGACGGATGGGGTAACTGTGAAACCGTTACAGTCACAAAAGGCAGCGAATCATACGAGTCGTTGCCGCGTTATGGCGAAGATGAGCACGGCGCGGAATCGATTGTGCTTTATGACGCTATTTTTCTCGCGACGTTTACGAGGTCTCACTCGTTGGGCGAAAAAGCAACAACTGCAACTATGCCGATTTGGACTTCGATTCGCAGGCTTGTGAACATCGTTGTTGAGCAGTCGGCATTTAGTGACGCGAAGCTGATATCAAGAGTCAATCGCTACATGCGCAAGTCGATCGGTAAAGCTGTGCAGTGGAACATCATTGCAAGCTCAGGCGCAGGTACAAGCGGGCCCTTCATGATCGGTAGCTCAATTATGGGGCAAACCCCAATCTCGACGGTTAACTACTAATGGCAAACTTTACACGCGTTCGAGAGCTTGGAATGTGGATCGCAGGGATCCTGTGGCCTTCTGAGCTAGAAAAGTTCGACAGTCAGCTATCGAAGGCGGTCAATGGCGAAGGTGGAACTTACTCACCGACAACACCGATTGTCATTAACGGTTCCAGCGGGTTAAACATTGGAGCAAACGGTAGGATTGACTGTGACGGTGTTATAAATATAAGATCCGGTGGTCAGTTATACAATTCAGCCGGATCATCGGTATCGTTTTCCTCGGCAAGCCTAACAGGCACAACGGCTGTAGCTGGGACGCTGAGTATCGGCAGCGGCGGAACGCTTAGCATTGGAGCCGGCGGCGCGCTGAGCATGTCAGCGTCATCGGTGGCGACCATCAACGGTGGGTGCACGATAGGCAGTACTGGATCAGGATTCACGATTAACGCGACGACATGTACGTCAGCTGCTAACACTACGCATAACGGCACGGTAACAATTAACGGTACATTAACCGTTGAAAACGTTGAGGTGCACTCCGGGGTTTTCTACGACGGAATCACCGCAAATGTGAACATGTATGCTTACAAAAAAAGCATCTGGGTGCGCGCCACCGGATCGTCACTCGTTGTTATTAGTGGATTCGATGCAGCGTTACCAGTTGGAGCTGAATTCACGGTTTATAATTGCGGAAGCGTAGAATTTACATTCCGAGCAAACGCAGCGCACAACGCAAACGTTCCGGCAAAATCAATGCGCACCTATCGGAAGTTAGATCTAAACGCTGATATTAATTCGTACATAACGATAGCTACACCGACTGGAGCTTAATCGACGAATGAGCAATGTGGAGTTGTGCCGTCTTGCAAACCAACAACAACGTTCATTGCGTCAAAACACTTCGTTTTTCCTTCAGTGTAGTCGTTGACGCAAACCACACACGCATTGTAGCAAGCCACATCGAACTTAGTCGCGTTCGTGGTGCACATTCGATTGCCGCTCACTCGGCAAATGGTTTTAGTGATCGGTAGTCGCGTCAAGCAAACGCTTGGATTTGACGGGTCGTTGTAGTCCTCGCAGGCCCTGCCGGCGTAGTTGTGGGAGGCGCAGTCAGCCGGGGCAGCTATGGTTGTAGTGGCCGCCACGGACGTTCCGCCTGTAGCAGTGGATCCGCCAAACACGGAAGAGCCACCGAAAGTCGAGCTTCCGCCGGTCGCGCTAGAGCCCCCGAAGCTCGACGCTCCGCCAACTGGCTTGACTGTCGCGGTTGCCCCGCCTGTTGAAGTCGTCACCGTCGCCGCTGTCTGCCCTCCGTAGCTCGTTGTCGATGTTATTGCGACACTTCCGCCGGTAGCCTTAGTAACCGTCGTTAAAACCGCGCTAGTGCCGCCGGTAGCCGCTTCCGTAGCTAATCCAAATTGGCTCCCACCATTGGTCGAACTCGACGACTCGATCGCCGTTTGCTCGGACAATCCACCGTTCGCGGTATCGGATCCGCCAACCCCAGAAACCTCTTGGGGCTGCATATCCGCCCCGCATGCCGTTAGCAGTCCAAAAACCAAGCCAAGCGTAATCGATCGGTTGCACATCACTCGTTCATCCTCTCGGCTAATGGTGCACTGGGTCCACACGGCTCGCAACTTCGACGTTTGCGTTAGTTCGTAAGCGCTCGTTTTCCTTTTGGAATTTGTAAAGGTAACATGCCTCAAGCTACTCTTTACGCCTCGGTAAGTGGCGGAACCCCCTCACGCGGGCACGTTGTCGCGACACTCGGACAGACGATTCGGTTTTCGCGAGCCGCCGCCGATGGCGTTCGAACTTGTAAATACGAGCTCTACGCGTACCCGCCCGGTTTCGCTTGCCCTTCCGGGTGGACCAACGAGAGTGGGGTCTATGTTTTCTATGGCGAGCTTCCGCCAGTAATTACCGTTTCGCTTTGGGGAAAGTACATTCCGCGTTTGCGACTCAATGGCGCGAGCGATGTCGATGCTTCTGGATTGGTCGACTCAAGCACTGGTGTTGAGGTTTATTCAACGACTGGCGTTCGTGACATTGCGGACCGCGAAGAACAACAGTTCGGCGGTGTCCCGGCTTCGATTCAGGCGACATTAAGGAAAATTGAATCAGGCGAAGCTACTCGGATCCCCCTCACCTTCAACGGTGTAACGCAAAACGTAAGCGGGATAAGCCTTGCAGGTGGGCTCACGGCTTCGGTTGACGGGGTTACCAATGTGGCAAGCGTT